TTAGATTTTAGCAGCAGCTCTAATCCAATCTTTCAGACCATCCCTAGAACCTGATTTGTAAATCCTGTCTCTGGCTGACTTCATCTTTTGCTCCGAATCGCTGACAGCAGGCTTGGTAGCCGCTGGTCTTCCTGGCTGTGGAGTTGGATCTGGGGTCCTAGTTTGTTTGGTTCCCTTTACGGCCTGCTCCTGTTCTACATAGAAGCCGACCAAGGCCCTTGCTAAATACAGGTCCACATCCTGGAGGTTTTTAATTCCAGGGTTGGCCTGTTTGACCTGATCCACCCACGCCCTTGCTGGGTTTTTCGGATCGCGCAACCAAGGGTATTTGGTTACAGCGTATTCAAAAGATCGTGCCTGCTGCTCGATTTGCTTTCGTCGTTTCGGAATGTCTGACTCGCGGCTAAATTCTGCGTTGAGTGCCAAGTCTTCCAGCCATGCCTCGACGTCTTCAGGCATGTTCTCCCCTACTCTCTGTTGAATTTCTTTTTCAACAGAATCAGGGTCACGCCTGTAGCGACTAAGGCTACGTTTTGCCCATCGTTCAGCAGCTAATGCGTCATCCTCAAGCCTCTCCAAATCATCGAAGGTGTCGGCCTGAGATACCATTTCAGAGATACTACTTTCCTCTTTGGGTTTCTGGGATTGCTTCAGCTCATATTGTTCCTGACGCATCTCATGGAGTTGTTCTTCCAACTCGCGTTTCTGAGCGGTCAGTTTATTTATGCGCTTCTGCCACCCGGTCTCCCTCTGAGGGTCTTCCGGCTCTTCCTGAACGCTCTCTTCGACCTGCTGCAATGCATCGTCTGGAGGTTCAGGAGCGGGTGTCTCTTCTGTGTTTGTAGGAACGTCTTCTTGAGGTGTTAATGATGCAGAAATAGCATCCCTCAATGCGTCCATGCCACCAAGTGGAGTCTCTTCCCCAGAGGCTTGGTTTTCCTCCGGCTTAATATCAGGATTGTCCATGCTGTTAACGGTCGCAAGCTACCGAGAAGTCAGGAGTTCAAGGCACCCCAGGGGCCTATAGTTAACCTCGGACAAGGTCAAAAAAACCGTCGCAAAGTTTATTTAGGTGTCAACCCCTATTTCATCGTTGTTACGGTTGGCCGATTCAAAGATCGACTTAAACTCTGAATGCAGGTCTTGGATTGCAGCCAATCTGCCAGCACAGAAATGCCTCTCTGAGTCATTAGCCTCGGGCAATGTAATCAGATTAACATCTGCTTGGGCCGCTTCATCCAAGATCCAGAAGATGGACTGTCGGACAGGGTGTTCTTCTGGCAGGGAGAAGGCCCTCAACAATTCCTCTGGGTATTCAAACACTTGTTCAGGCATTTGGATTTACCCCCAATCGTCCGATCTGCTTATTCTGTTGTTGCATCACGCTCATATTAAGGTTCTGAGAATACATCTTCAGCAGTTCTTGGAACTGTTGGTCAGCCTCAAGTTGCTGTTGGTATTTCGGATTGTTCTGAATGATTTGTTGCAAAAACTGCATCTTGATAGCAGCCGCTGGGTCGTTTTCGACCAGCTTAGAAGGCGAGTTACCAAGGGCCATGTATGCCACCTGAGAGTTCACCTCCTCAAACATTGCCTGACTGGCCTCTGCGTTCTGAATGACAAGCTCATCAGCCAACGACGGATCAATAACTTGAAGCTTTTTGCGGATCAACTTGGTGCGATCCACGATACCCATGGTGTCTTCAGGCAGCACAAACTGGCTAATCGCCTGAAGCTTTTTCTCAACGAACTCGTTGTCCAACTCGCGAACATCGAAATGCAGGTTGAAGTTGAAGTTATTGGGATCCCTGGGGATAGGCTTACCTGTGCCTGTAACTACAGCGAACCGCTCGTCATCATCGAATCTCTGGGTAAGATCCCACATACGGTTGACGACGGTAGACATGTGACGCAACCAGCGGTGAACGTAGGCCTGTTGGCGTAACTGAGTTTCTACAGGAGGCACAGCGGAATTTGGCCTTCCGAAGTATCGATCAGTCCTTACCTGGATCTGGTCCATGAGCTGGAATGCAAGATCCGCTCCGCGCTTAGGTGTATCCATCCAAGAGATGTCACCGGGCCTTTGCTCAGACACCTGGACACCTGGGCCTATCTTGATGCGTTGACCATAGCGCAATGGGACGCGAAGAGGAGGAAGAGTATCAAAGGAGGATCTGTCAAACACCTGGTCAGCCTGGGCCTTATACTCAGCCTGCCATGTTTTCACGATCTCGCTGACACCCCTGGATTCGATAGGTGACCTGCGCGTTTTCTCGCGGGTGAAACATTCAAATGGATAGGTGTCCCCCGCTTCTGTTACCAGCTCATGCTGTGCAAAGCATTCTTCACCCTTTTCATCCTTGTGCATGTAAGGGCTGAACACAGTCTGGTAGATTCCAGGGTTGCCGTTCTCCGTAACACGCCTTGAGTATGCATGAACAATCTCTACAAGGTTGCTTCGATCATCCAGCTTCTCACTGTTACCTGTTACTGGCGAAAGACCCGTGTCCCACACGGTGGTGTTCCGTCCCGCTGTTCGCTTGATCTTTTCAACAAACTTTTCATCCCAGTCACCGTTAGTGGCTTTCTCCTCGATCTCTGCCAAGGTGTAATAATCGCGTCGAAAGATGGCCCTAGCCCTGTGCCAATCCTGTGTTTCAGGGGGGAATAGAATTTCAAAGTAAGGTCGAAGGGCTACGATGCTGGGTTGATTTTTCGTCATCTGAGGCACGTCGAACACAGTCTTTCCTGTCTTCGCGACCTCGTTGATGTGTTTCAGGGCCTTCTGCCTCTTCAGGCCTGGGTTGCTACCAACCAACAGGTCAGCCAAGTATACCTTCTCGTTTTTGAGAGCCGACTGGAGTGCCTCGATGTTTGGTGAGTTATCGGTTCCTCCCATGAACCGGGCGAGGCCTTCGAGGGATATTTGCTGTGGGACCTGGGCATAGCAGCGATCCCAGGTAGTGTGAAGGACACTCCAGCCGTATTGTGCTGCATATTCTGCGTGGAGTTCCAATTCTTCCTCAAAGTCAGGTTGCAACACCGTTTGCAACATCCACCGAAGATATACACCGACCGCACTGGCATCTTCATGGTCTTTGCCTTCCACTCCTCCTACGTTCAAAGCAGCACGGCTGAGAGCGGAGGTAGACAACTGCACCATGAAAGAACAGACCTCGTCTGCTAGACGGATGCGAGTGTCAGATGCACCTTCCCAAGGGAAGGGTTGCTGACCTAAGTCTCTGGCGTGTTTCTTGCCGTCCCTGCTCTGTCCATTCCAAGTCGAGAATCGTGTTTCATCACTTTCCCTGACTCGGTAAGTAATTCGCTCGTCGCTGTAAGATCGAACAAAGTCCTTGTGAAGCTCGGAGATGTTGGGGTCCGTAGTGTTTTGGAGTTTATCTCCGTCAACGTAGTTGCTGTGCATGGTGTTTGTCACCTAGAGCCTAGTAAGACCCTGGTTCTGATGTGTATTCGGCCTGACGTGGGACATACATTGGGTCCATTAAAATCAGGTAGCGCAAGGCGTCACAGGGATCTTTACAAGCCCCCTTGTCACCATCCGCATTAGTCCACGTCCTCAGACTGTAAATTAAGTTACCGCACTCCTCGGAGATATAGAGTTTCGGCTCATTAAGAACCGTCACTTCTTCGGCCAGATTATAGGCAAACAAATTATTGACAAGTGCAACTGATTCGTCGATATGCGCCATGCTTGCTGGAGTAAAATGTAACCCGTCCTGAGTCACCTGTCCTCCTGCACCTCGGTCTGGTGTAGCAAGCAAGTCTATCAGCGATTGGTTGTGTTCTCGCTGACCTAACACAGCAGTTCTACCAGCTCTGGGATCGATGTATCTCTCATGGATCCCGCCATCAGATTTCTCTACCTCCCTGATCAGTTGTTTCCACTGAGCTATGTTCCGACCGCAATCTGCTGTTTGTGCAGGCCCAGGTTTACCGTCGAGCTTGCTGCTCGGAACAGCCCATTCCCCATGGTTCTTGTAATCAGGGAACTCCCTATAAACAAAAACACGACCGAGATCATCGACCCTAGCCCACAAAAAGAACCAGTTGCGGTCTCCAGGTGTAGAGTCACAACCCATGTAGTTGGTTCCTTCCCACGGAACATCAGAGGCTTTGATGATGTTGCGATCCGTGAACCTCGGAAATCTGCCTGTAACAGGATTGGAAACGTA